CCTCGCCATATAGGAAACTAATGTGAAGCCCTCCAGGGTTCCACATCAGCTCCTTCACACCCCTGGGAGTAGAAACGCTCCCATCACCTATCTTGATCTTCTTAGGAACCGGCCTAAAAGGCCGGTATAACAGGGAATTATTCCTGTCATAAACCATAGAAGAACGAGGTAGATAAGACAAGGGGACCTTTATACCAGAATCAGCGTTCTCGTATCGAGGCACAAAGAGCGAAGAAGTCTTCGTCCGGATGCCTGACAGTAACCACTGACAGGTATGCCTAAGGCATACACCAGTATAAGCAGTCCACTCGTTTAGAGTGTTAATAGCGACCATGATATCTTGCAAAGAATCCAGTCTCTTTATAAAGACCGGACGCACGGGCTGACCGGAAAACCAGTCAGCCCCGCAAGACTCACGGAACGGACCTTCATTGAAGGTCTTACGTGCATTAAGGGAGAAGCCAAGCAGGTCAAGGAGACGAGTCACAGCGCGAAAAGTTGAACTTTCCACGATGATATCGTCCCCAAAAACTGCCCAGTTCCAACCCTTATACCTTTGTTCCGGTAGTGAGAGCATTTCCTCTCTCACTCCGCAAACACGGTAAGATGCACGTACTAGGGCTGAGAAGATGATCGTCTCAAGGGGAAAGGTGAAACCATTCCCCATAGAGGAGATCATCGCCAAACTCAGTTTTTTACCTCTAATCTCGGTCATAGGCGAACGCAGCTCAACTAAGGTGTCAAAGAACCACCTAGGAAGGGCCCACGCAAGCATCTTACTGGAGATTGAGTCAGAAGCGGAGCTAAGGTCGATCGTTGCAAATCGACCGCCCTTACTTCCAATCTGAGCTAGCCGCCTGTTCTTGAAAGGTTGATCCGCAAGAGACACTCCAAAGTGGCTCTTGAGGCGATCTTCAAGAATTGCGCCAACCCCTAACTGAAAAAACATATTCAGTGAGGGTTCAACGCAAATCATGCGGCTACAGTCCGTCGTTTTAGGGACGAAGCGAACCTGACTACCGTCAACTACTTTTGCGGCCCCATATCTTTCCCGGCGCTCGGCAAGCGCCTCAGAAAAGACTGGGTACCACTCAAAATAGTTGCTGAACACGGAGTTCAGATCTTGCGACGTAGTGGTGAGCGGTGAAGAGAAGAGTTTGGCATATAAACTGCCACCTCGGCTCAAGACTGCAGCACCAGGACCTACCCTTCCTCTTTCGACAATGTCAAAATAAGAAGAGAATAGGAGCTCGCCAGCTGGGTGAAAGAAA